GAGCTGGGTCGAGCCGGTGATGCGCCAGATCCTCAAGCTCGAGCGGGCCTTCGAGACCGACAACTTGCTGATGAAGCGTGCCGCGGTGCAGGCGAACCTGCCCGCCGAGCTGGCCAACCCCGAAGTGCTCTACATGCTCCTCGAGGGTGACGTGATGCTGAACGTGAACGTCGGTATGAGCGCGACCAACCCGACCGAGCGCATCAACATGCTGCTGACCGCGCTGCGGGCGATCAAGGAAGCGCTGGCCGATGGCACGCTGCTGAAGTTTGGCCTGGACGCAGGCACGGTGATCAAGGAGGTTTTCGCAGGCATCGGTTACCGGGACGGTTCGCGCTTCTTCTCGCGCGCCGAGGATCCGACGGTGCAGGCGCTACAGTCCCGGGTCGAAGAGCTGCAGCAGGCGCTCTCCACCAAGCAGTCGCCCGAGCTCATCGCCGCCCAGGTGCAGAAGCTCGCCGCCGAGACCGAGAAGGTGCTGGCCGACAAGGTGCAGACCGGGGTCCAGGCAGCCTACGCCGCGATGCAGGCGGGGCAGGTCGTCGCCGCGGCGCCCGCGGTGGCGCCGATCGCCGATCATGGCCGGCGCGGGCTATCAGGACGCCGGCGGCGCCGACCCGAACTTCCCGCAGCCTGCCAGTCCGGTCGCCGGACTGGTGCAGGGTGACATCCGCAACCGGCGCACCGGCGTCGAGTTCAACCCGACGGGCCAACCCAACACCGACCCGATGACCGCGCCGTCGCCCAACGCAGGGCAGGCGGCCGGCATCGAGACGCAACGCAATGACGGGGTGCTGTGATGCTCAACGAGCGCGACGAGATGCAGCGCCTGATCAAGCTGGGCTTCTCCGCAGAGGACTTTCTCAGTTCCGAGCTGGGAAAATTCATCGCCGAAAAGGCCGAAGCGGAAAGAACTTCTGCAATTGAGGAACTTATTTCCTGTAGTCCGTTTGACAGTGAGTCCGTCTCACGTTTGCAATCACGGGTAGCCATCGCTGACGCGGCGATGCAATGGCTGGCCGACGCGATCATCCTCGGGCAAGAGGCCCAGGAGCGTATGCGGCAGCTCGACCAACCGGATTGAAGGAGCCCACGATGGACGAAGAACTGAACCAGGACCAAGGCACCAACGAGGCGTCAGCGCCTGCCGAAAGCAACGAGCCGCCCAAGTCGGCGCGCGAACTCGCGATGGAGCAGGTCATCGCCTCGCGCAAGGCCGCCGAGGCCGCCGACCTCGAGCAGTACCGTCAGGATCTGAAGGCGCAGGGCCTGCCGGTTCCCGAAGAGGTGAGTCCCGCTCCCGTCGAAGACGAGTCGGACGAGGTTGGCGACGAAGAGTCGGACAGGCTGCAGCGCGAGATTCAAGCGGAGCAGGCGGCCCCGAAGCCCAAGCTGGTGGAAGATCTTGACCAGACGCTGGTCAGGATCAAGGTCGACGGCGTCGAGCGTGAAGTGCCACTGGCTGAGTTGGTCCGCACCGCCCAGAAGCACGAGGCGGCCGACATGCGCCTGGCCGAGGCCACGCGCCTGCTACAGGAAGCTGAGGCCAAGCGCCGAGAAGCTGATGCACAAGCACAGCCGGCGCCGGCCGCGCAAGCCCCTGAACAAGCGAAACCTGACAGCTCCGACAAGGTGCGGCAGGATCGCGAACAGAAAGCCAAGGAGTTCCTCGAAGCCATGTTCCACGGTGACGAGGACCGAGCGACGCAGATCCTCGCAGGCCTGATGCCGGAAAGCCCACCTCCTCAGGAGACGGCCACCAAGGCACCGGACCCGGAAGAGCTGGCCGCCCAGGTCGAAGCCTCCTTGGAGCGTCGCAGTGCGCTGAAGCAGTTTGCCTCTGCCTACCCGGAAGTGCTGAAGGACACCGATCTTGCAGCCCTCGCCGACATGAAGCTGGCCCGACGTCTCGCCCAAGGTGAGCCGTTCTCCCAGGCCCTCATGTCGATCGGCGAAGAGCTCTACACCAAGACCGGCCTGAAGACGCCCGCGGCGGCAGCCCAGGAAACGCCCCCGGCCACCCCGTCGCAGACTGAACGCGTGGAACGCAAGAAGGCCGCGGACGTTGTTCGCGGTCGCAGTGCCAGCACCGCTTCGACCCAGGAAGCGCCGCCGTCACCCTCCGACGTCATCAAGCAGATGCAGGAGGCCCGGATGCGCGGTCGATGGAACGGCCAGCAGGCACGACGCTAACCAATCTGCATAAGGAATCAGAATCATGGCTGGACAACTTTGGAGCACCAACAACCTCGGCGGCTACATGAGCTCCGAGAAGCTGTCGCGCGTGCTGCGCTTCGCCCTGCAGCCGCTGGTGAAGTTCCGCCAGTTCGCCGACATCAAGGATGCCGCGGGCCAAGGCAAGAACAAGGGCGACAGCTACCAGTGGAACGTGTATTCGGACGTCGCGACCCAGGGCACCACCCTGGCCGAAACCGACGTGATGCCCGAGACCAACTTCACCATCGCGCAGCGCTCGCTGACCATCACCGAGATGGGCAACTCGGTTCCCTACACCGGCAAGCTGGACGACCTGTCCGAGCACCCGGTGACCGAGATCATCAACAAGGTGCTCAAGAACGACGCGAAGAAGGCCTTCGACGCGGCGGTCTATGCCCAGTTCAACGCCACGCCGCTGCGCGTCGCGCCGACCGGCGGCACCTCGACCAACGCGGTGACCCTCTCGACCAACGCCGCCACCGCGATCATCAACAACGTCGCGATGGGCAAGGATCACGTCAAGGCGATCGTCGACATCATGAAGGAGCGGAACATCCCGGCCTACGTGAATGACGACTACATCTCGATGGGCCACCCCACCACGTTCCGGCAGCTCAAGAACGACCTCGAGGCGATTCACCAGTACGTCGACACCGGCTTCCAGATGATCCTCAACGGCGAGATCGGTCGATACGAGTCGGTGCGCTTCGTCGAGCAGACCAACATCGCCAAGGCGAGCTGGTCGAACAACAAGTCGAACTGGGCCTTCTTCTTCGGCGCCGACACCGTCGCCGAGGCGATTGCGGTGCCCGAAGAGATGCGCGGCAAGATCCCGACCGACTACGGCCGCAGCCGTGGTGTGGCCTGGTACTACCTGGGCGGCTTCGGCATCGTGCATCCGCGTGACGACAGCGACAGCTCGAAGAACGCGCGCATCGTGAAGTGGGACTCCGCGTCCTAACGTGACCGAAAGGGGAGCCGGGCTCCCCTTCGCCCACCGATCGAACACACTCAGGAGATCAACATGTCTGGCTTTTACGACAACGCCCCTGTCATCTCGTACAGCTTCGGCGAGATCGACTTCGCGACCACGAAGACCCTCGCAATCACAGGCCCGGCCGGCAAGCGCGGCGAGATCGTCGAGATTCACAACTCCGTCACCACGACATTCGTTGGCACCACCACACCTGGTGCAGTTCAGGTGGGCTTGTCTGGCGACCTCGACGCCTACGGCGAAGTGGTCATGGGTACTGCTGCGGCGCCGACGGCCGCAGGGGCTGCAATCCGGGGTAAGGGCAGTGCGGGCATTCCGGCAGACACCGCAGTGCTGGTGACCTGCAAAGCGGGCACCGGCGGCTCGGTGGCCGGCAAGGGCCACGTCACCGTCGCCTTCCGCTGGTTCTGACCGAGTACGGGGCGCTTCGGCGCCCCGATCAAGGAGAACACCATGCGACCCGATGAAATGCCCGATCTGCCCATGTCCGACGCAGGCCACGAAGGCTTCGGCGCCTCGAAGGACGAGATGCGCCGCGGCTTCAAGAAGATCGCCCAGCCGATGGATGGCATGTCCGACGAGAACGGCGACACCTACGTCGGCGACCGTGCCACGTTCGGCGGCGCGCTCGGGCGCCCGCACGGCTGGGAACGCTGAAGGAGCGAATCATGAAGGAATGTAACTACAAGCCCAGCGGTGAGCTGCAGGGCGACACCAAGGCGATGCCCGATCGCGGCACGCGTACCGGCATGAACGGTGACACCTACGGCGCCTCGCTGGATCAGGGCGCCACCAACTCGCACGGCAAGCTGGGCGGCGCCACGAAGAGTGACGCATGGGACCAGGGCCGCTCGATGAACCCGATCAAGAAGTGAGCACCATGAGCAAACTCGACCGCAGCCGTCCATTCGGCGAAGTGTTCGGCGACCACCCGGCCCGCTTCGAGCAGGACGGCAAGTTCTTCAACGCCTCCGAGGACGAGATCGAAGTCGAACCCGTCACGGTGGAAGACGAGGACGGCAAGAAGACGCGTGTCCTTCGCGCGAAGGTCGTCGTGCAAGCTGAGAAGCAGGCCAAGCCGGCCGGCAAGGGCCGTGGCAAGGCCAAGGATCAGGAGGAGCCCGCACCGGCGCCCGCGGCAGCCGACGAGGTCGAAGATCAACTGGCGGCCCAGCTGGGTGAGACCGACGGGTCATTCGAGTAAGCGATGAACCTGGCCGAGATGATCCAGGTGACTCGGGAGGATTGGCTCCTGGACACCGCCACACCGTACCTGTGGTCAGACGACCAGATCACGCGCGCGATCAACAGCGCGCTGGTTGATGCGTGCCGGAGGGGGCGGTTGATCGTCGACGCCAGCACCTTCACTCTGAGCTTCGACGGCCCGAGCTCGGTACCGCTGGACGAGCGGGTGATCTTCATCCGCCGCGCCATCGTCACCGGCGCGAGCCGGCCGCTGCGTCGCGCATCGATCAAGGATCTCGACGAGAAGCGCCCAGGTTGGGAAGACGAGGTGGGCGAGCCGACACACTACGTGGTGGACGCCGAGACGATGGCGGTGCGCCTCTTCCCGGCGGCTGACGGCATCACGCCGATCGAAGTTCGACTGACCGTGGTGCGCGAGCCGCTGGCGCCGCTCGAGGCGGACAGCGACCGGCCGGAGATCCCGACCCGCTACCACGGCGCACTGCTGCACGGCGCGTGCAAGCGTCTCTTCCAGAAGCCGGACGCGGATGCTGAGGATCAGCGCCGGTCCGCTTACCACGAGGCCGAATTCGAGACGGAGTTCGGCAAGAAGTCCGCGGCTATCGACGAAGTGTGGATCCGCGAGAACTACGAGGCCGCCGCGCTCGAGGGGGTGTTCTGATGCCTGAATCCGACATCAACGTCGTCATCACCCGTCTGGGGATCCTCTCGGACGACGTCGGCGAGTTGAAGGAGACGCTGCGCCAGATCGCGACCGCAGTGACGCGCCTCGCCCTTGTCGAAGAGCGCCAGAGCCAGACCAACGAGGCGCTGGGCCGCGCCTTCAAGCAGGTCGACAAGATCGACAGCAAGCTGACCGGCATCGAACAGCGCCTCAGCACGCTGGAGCGCATGCAGCCGTTGCAACAGCAAACGAACGGGTGGGTGATGACGTCGGTGTGGATCGCCGCAGGGGCTGCGGTGATGTTCGTCGCCAAGAAAGCGGGGATTCTGTCGTGAACTTTGAGCGCGCATTCGAGAAGCTGATGGGCCATGAAGGGGACTTCGTAGATCACCCGAAAGACCCCGGAGGCGCAACGCGCTACGGCATCACGCAGCGGGTTGCCCGCGCCAACGGCTACGAAGGCGACATGCGCAACCTGCCGCTCTCCGAAGCCAAGCGCATTGCGCGCAAGGACTACTGGGACGCGGTGCGCGCCGATGAGATGCCGGATGCGGTGCGCTTCGACCTGTTCGATGCCGCGTACAACTCACACCCGACTCAAGCGACGAAGTGGCTTCAGCGGGCAGCCGGCGCCGCAGACGACGGAATCATCGGCCCGAAAACGATCCTCGCGGTTCGCATGGCCGACCCGCACAAGCTCGCCGCTCGATTCAACGGGCACCGCTTGCGCTTCCTGACTGACCTCAAGACGTGGCCCGATTTCGGGCGCGGCTGGGCGCGTCGCATCGCTGACAACCTGATGGGGGCGTGACATGGATTGGAAAGACCTTGCCGTCTCCGTAGCGAAGTCCGCCCCGGCGCTCGGCGCAGCGCTTGGCGGCCCGGCGGGTGCCGCCGTGGGCGGATTGATCGCTGCTGCCTTCGGCGTGGATCGTAGCGCGCAAGCCGTGGCAGAAGCCGTGGCGAACGACCCCAGCGCGGCCGTGAAGCTGCGCGAGATCGAGTTGCGGCACGCCGAAGTGCTGGCCGAACTGATGACCCAGCGCTACCTGGGCGAGATGGCTGACACGCAGCACGCCCGCACGACGCACCGGGACAGCCAGATGCCCGCGATTCTGACCGTGGCGCTATTCCTGATGGTCGTCGGCTTGATCGCGGCACTGATGTACCAGCCCACGCCCGAGAGCAACAGCGAGGTGATCTACCTCGTGACCGGCCAAATCATCGGCGCGTTCGCCACCGCGATTGCCTATTGGTTGGGCTCGAGCCGCGGTAGCGCCGAGAAACAACGCGCCCTGGAGGCCCGGTCGTGAGCTACCAGGAACTCCCGATGGCCTGCCGCCAGTGCGCGCACCGGCACAGCCAGTACATCTACCCGGCCTGGAGCCACAAGTGCCTGAAGACGAAACCAATGGTCGAGGGTTGCAACTGGAAGCAGGCCCGCCACCTCAATTTCGAGGAGCAGACGCGTGTCGGCCTCTGTGACGAAACTTGATGACTGGCGCCCGGCCAAGATTCGGCCGGCAGTAATCGACTATTGCCGCTGGAACCAAGCTGTCGAAACCGCGATGCGGGCCAACACAGACGCGTTTTTTACCTTCGCTTTCGCCTGGCCGCGAATCCTCTTGCGCACTTATTTTGGAGTTTGAGATGGCAACGTACACCACCACCAGCCACGAGCGCCCTACTGCCGCAGGCTACGCACGCGGGGATGTGATCAACGTCATAGACCCTGCAGCCCCTATCGCCAGTTGGATTCACCTGGGGAGTGGGGTGTGGGAGCGCAATGACACAGTTCAAGTCCGAACGGGCCCGGGTGGGGGGATTGCATACCCCGTTACGCGCAATCCTGGCGGAGGGGCAATCCCGCTAAACGACCTGCTGCCCACGCACCGACCGATCCTCAACCCCGAGGCGATCAACCCGGCGACGATCACCGCCGCGGCGGGCGTCGTTGCTACGATTGCAGATTCCGCTGCCGGCGAGTTCTACAGAAAAGATCTCGTGCTGACGATGGCGGGCGTGACGGCGCTCGGCTACACAACGTTCCCAATCCCGCCCGACTACTACGGTACGAAGGCAAAACTTGGGTTTCACAACCATTTCCGGGTATGGTGTGACGACTGGTCAAAGATCGCCGAGTTTGCAATCTGGCCGTACTTCGCTGGGCAAAATGACCGGGCGCCGATGTCGCTGGTAGAGGTTGGGTCGTCGTCGTATGGCTGCACAGACCCGAATTTCGCCGCGCGCTGGAACGGCAAGTACCGGACATTGCAGGTTAATGCGCCGGATCGCGGCGTGCCGAACGGCACGGTGCCGGGGTGGGGTACGGGCAACGGCACGCCGGCCGACGCCGAGATTGTGGGATTCCGTTTCCATATTCAAACATCCGGTGCGTGCGTCATCAAGATCAATCGCATCTATTCCAGTCAGTGGCCCATCGGTGCATTTACGCTGATCGGGGATGGTGCGTATCAGGGTTTCCGCGAGCACGCTCTATCTGCATTCCGGCAGCGAGATTGGCGCGGTGGCGTTTCGCTGTTCGAAGATGCGGAAAACAACGCAGTGTTGCCGAGCCTTTCGGACCTGCGGCAATTTTCGGACGCGGGATGGGACATATTCCCGCACATGCGTTCGCTCGAATCCGGCGCACCGAGTGCTGGTGCGCTGGCGGGGACTGAGACGCCTGCAGTGCTTGAGGCGTCGTGGCGTGCGATTTCCAACCGCATCCGCGACAACACTAGCGCGAAACAGGTAGGGCTGCGCTTCATTCAATTCCTGCAAGGCTCGGGGAGATCGAATGTGGCTGGTGGTGTTTTCATGGCGCAGGAGCTTGGGCGACTTGGTGTGGAGGTTGCGCGCACGCAAGTTGTCGATAGCGAGTGGGGCGTCGATCCGTTCGCGGCCCAGCCGCCCTACCGGCGAAACACGCCGGCGCGCCCGCTGCTGCGCAACGGCGTTACGCGGTGCGGCATCAACGCGGGCTGGAATACGGGTTGGATTCCGAAATGGGGCCGATACAACTATTTTAGCGGGCAGCTGTACAGCCACCCGTCCGACGCCGGCACGC